TACGAGATTGGTCAGTGACTGGAGTTCAGACGTGTGCTCTTCCGATCTACGGAGTTAAATGTATTACGGTTAACGACTGGATAGAGGCAGGGTTAACTAAAAATCAGCTGTGGAAAGATTCACAAAAAGAATATATTACAATATTCAGACAAGGGAAAAACGGCAATACATTAATTGATGTAAAAAGCATTAAGCGTCCGGATAGGCTGCAGGTGATTGAGAGGGCGTATGGTCCCGTGGATGGGTGCGATAAGGTAATTGAAGGAAAAATAGAGCTTGATCCGAAAGCCGCCTATTATTATTCAACATACAGAGATGATACCGGAGTAGGATTGTCGGAAGAAAGGCAGCAATTATACATTAATGGAGCCTCTATACTTAATAGTTTAATGAAAGAACTCGAGGCAAAAAGAAAAACAAGGGCAAGGTTAACCAAAGGCGTAAAATGGGGAGAATGGTGGGATTACTGTGTAAAGGTTGCAAAAGAATACAATGAGACACCGGCAATCGCCGGCGGGTTACCACACACCCTTCCACTTAATCCACGACGTTTTGAACAAAAATTTAAACAATATAAAGAAACAGGTTATTATGCTCTAATAAAACAAAGCTCTTTTGTTTGCAACTCAGAGAAGTTGACAGACGAAGGAAAGGAATTTGCGATAGCTCGTTTTGCAAGTAATATTGACAAGCTTACAATTTACCAGCTCTTCGACGAATACAACGCAAAGGCAATTATCGAGGGTTGGAAAACTATTCGTGAACCGTCAACCTTGCAGTTGTTTCTAAACAGACCTGAGATTAAGCCTCTTTGGTACGGAGTTCGTTACGGTGAATTAAAAGCTAAGGAAAAATATATGAGACAGCATAAAACCAGATTGCCGACACGTCGTGATTCATTATGGTATGCGGATGGAACAAAACTCAATTATTATTACCGAGACGAAAACGGAAACGTGGCTACATGCAACGTGTATGAAGTAATAGATGTATATAGCGAATGTTTACTCGGTTACCACATCAGCAACTCAGAAGATTTCGAGGCGCAATATTATGCTTTTAAAAGAGCAATGGAATTTTCCGGTTATAAACCTTATGAAATACGGTTTGACAATCAGGGAGGTCATAAAAAATTACAATCCAGTCAATTTTTTAAAAATTTGTCGAGATTGGCGATTAATACACAGCCGTACAATGGTCGAAGTAAAACGATAGAGAGTGTATTCGGTCGTTTCCAGGCGGCATTTCTGCACCGTGACTGGTTTTTTACAGGACAAAATGTTACGGCAAAAAAACTCGAAAGCAAGGCAAACATGGAGTTTATTTTAAGCAATAAGGCCAACCTACCAACCCTCGACGAAATCAAAAAACTATACGAACAAAGGCGTAATGAGTGGAATGAATCAACACACTTCGATACAGGGAAAAAACGAATAGACATGTACAGATCATCCTTCAACGAACAATCGCAAAAAATTGAATTAACAGACATGATCAAGATGTTTGGTGTGATATCATCAACTCCGGTTACATACCGTTCAAACGGCATTACAATGGAGGTTAAACGGCAAAAATACACATGGGAGGTGTTGGATATTGACGGCAAACCGGACTTTGAATTTTTGAAAAATAATGTAGATCGGAAGTTTTATATCGGATACGACATGGAAGATATGAGTACAGTATCATTGTACACTAAGACTTCGACAGGCGAATACAGGTTTGAAACCATTGCACAAAAATACATCGAAATTCACAGGGCTAAACAAGATCAGGACGAACTTGACAATGCATTTATATCTTGGACAGATAAACAAAACAAACAACTTAGAGAAGAATTGCAGGAGAAAGCAGAAACGATACTTGAAAAACAAGGGTTGCATCCATCACAGCAAGGATTAAATATGCCTCAACCTCGGGGGCTTAATCATGGCAAAAGAAAACGCGAAAAAGTACTTGTAGAAATCGGCGGTTTTCAAAAGAATGAAAGCAACTTGGTTCCGGATACAGATATTTACAGTAGATACTAATTTTTAAATCACCATAAAATGATAACAACAGAAGAAAAGTTAAAAATCAAAGAATGTTTACAAACATACTGCGAACAAAAAGGCAGTCAGAACAAAGCTGCAAACAGTTTGAACAGTGTATCGTCGGCGACAATCAGTAAGCTATTAGCAGGAGATTGGGAACTGATCAACGAAGTGATGTGGCGTTCCATCGCAGCGCAGATAGGCTATAAAAGCAAAACTTGGGCTGTGATAGAAACAAGCAATTTCAAAGATTTAATACAAATATTTAGTGATGCACAGGAAAATGCTTTAGTGATGGCTGTAACCGGTGAAGCAGGCTGCGGAAAAACTGTTGCAAGCAATGCGTATGCAGAAGCAAACAAGAATGTTTATGTTTTAAAATGCAATGAGTATTGGAATCGCAAATGCTTTATGCAGGAGCTATTAAAAACAATGGGAAAAAGCATTTATGATACAACGGTGAGCGAAATGATGAATACCATAGTGCATGAATTAAAGCGAAAGAGCACACCTCTAATTATCATGGACGAGGCTGACAAGCTAAATGATCAAGTTCTATATTTCTTTATAACCTTATACAATCAACTCGAAGATCACTGCGGAATAGTAATGCTTGCTACCGATTACTTAGAAAAGAAAATAAAACGAGGGCTTCGTCTTAATCGCAAAGGATATAAAGAAATCTACAGTCGTATAGGACGCCGATTTATAGCTCTTAAAACAACAAATATTACAGATATAACAGGTGTTTGCATTGCAAATGGAATTACTGACAAAAAGGATATTAAAGACATTGCTTCAGATTGTGAAAATGATCTTCGCAGGGTAAGAAGAAAAATATATGCAACTCTTAAAAGAATCGCATAATGAAAGCCTACAGTGTAGATAATGTACTTAATGCTCGTTTTCGTACACTTGACTTTGAGGGAAAGTGGAAGGATGCAGTCGGCTGTCCGGAACTCGCGGGTTCTTGGATGATTTTCGGACCGCCCAAAAATGGCAAAACTACATTGGCAATGCAGCTGGCTAAATACTTGTGTAATTTTCGTCGCGTGGCATATAACAGCGTGGAAGAGGGATTGAGTCTGTCTATTCAGATGGCGATGGAACGCGTAAATATGACAGAGGTAGGGAGTAAATTAATACTACTCGAAAAGGAACCTTTTGAAGAGCTTTTATCACGATTGTCAAAGCATAAAAGTCCTGATGTTGTGATAATAGATTCTATACAATTTATGGAGCTTTCTTTTAAGCAGTATAAATTACTCAAGGAAAAATTCCCAAAGAAGCTCTTTATATATATATCGCACATAGATGGTAAGCAGCCGGATGGATGTACAGCAAAACGCATATGGCGTGATTGTAATGTATATTTTAGAATAGAAGGTTATAGAGCATTTCCACAAGGACGATTTGGGGGTGGAAATCATATTGACATATTTGAACAAAAAGCAAATGAATATTGGTTATGAGAACAATTCAACAAAACAGAAAACTATATTGGCTATTTAACCGGCTAAAACTTAACGAGGACGTAATTAGAGAACTTGTTAACGAAACCACACACTATCGCACAGTGCATACATCGGAGCTGTCTTTTTTGGAGGCTATGGAATTGATTAAGTACCTTCAAAATTTAAGTCGATCAGGAGAACAAAAGAAGACTGAAACGCTTACCCTTGATAGAAAGCGTAAAGGTCTCATTAAAGCAATCTTCAGCTGGTACGACCGTCAAGGCAAAGTTGTGGACATAAATTACGTAAAAGCTACCGCCTGCAGAGCGGCTGGAATGGATGTGAAAGATTTCAATAAAATCTCTGAAACAACCCTTACAAGACTATACGCTGAGTTTTGCAGAAAGCAGGTGGCGCAGAATGAGATAAGAAGAGAATATCATCAATTTTTTAACAATTAAAACATAGAAACATGAATGTAATTGACCCTAAACTGATTCAAAAAACTCGACGTCAAAAACGCAAAGGGAAGCTATTCAACACTTTTATGGTTATTGCTTTTATTGCAATGACCGTGTTTGCCGTCTTAATTTATTGCCGTTATGGAAACTAAACAATTAGAAATAGCAATTAGTTCTGCTATACTCGAGCAGGAAATAACTCTTCCGGAAGGTAGAAAGGAAGAGTTATTTGACAACATATATAACACTTTACGACTAAAAAAAGAGGAGTTTATAACGCTTCAGTCCCGTATTAATCAGAAGGCCCAACGAGCGTCGCTTCCTTCTACACAAATAGAAGTAATAAAAAAAATAAACACAAAGCGCTAAGCAAAAAAAACAATTAAGATTTACATTTAACAATCGATTAATAATTTTAAATACTAAAATAATGATACAGAATAAAAAACAAGAGCACTGGCTCGACGAACAGGGACGTAAATGCCCATTGAAATACGTTTCGAAATTTGATAAGAGAAAAGAATGTGAATTAGGTAAAATACTTAAGGAAGCGAATTTTTTAAACGCTCGATTAGCTGCCTTAAAAGCTAACCTTACAAGTTTCGTGGAAGACACCGTAAAAAATTACGCTGATAAAAATAAAATAAAAATGGAAACTTGGAAGGGAAATTTAACAATATCGAGCTTCGATGGCTCTGTAAAAATTGAGTTAAACGCAGCAGCTCGTGTCGAATTTGATGATCTCGCCATTAAAGCGTGTAAAGGGCTACTCGACGAATTTCTCAGCGAAAACATAGACGCTAAAAACGCTTTTATTAGCGAAATTGTAACGGATGCTTTCTCTACGTCGCGCGGAAAGTTAGACACTAAAAAGGTTCTTTCTCTTTTGAAATACGAATCAAAAATTCAAGACGCAAAATTTCAAGAAGCTATGCGCTTTCTGAAAGAATCCATCCGCAACACAGGTTCAAAAAACTTTTACCGCATTTCTATGAAGGGCAGCGACAATGAATTTAAAGCTATTAAGCTTGATTTAACATCACTTTAATATTATGAATCATGAAAGTATATATTAGCGGTAAGATTACCGGCCTTGACAGGCAGGTCGCGGAAAACAATTTTGCACGTGCCGAAAAATACCTAAAAAACAAAGGATACGACGTCGTGAATCCAATGAGGCTGTGTGATGAAGAAACGGATTGGGATGTTGCAATGAAAGTTTGCATCGATGCTTTGTTAAAATGTGATGCAATTTATCTGCTGCCCAATTGGAAAGACAGTAAAGGAGCTAAAATTGAAGTACAAGAAGCCTATGAGAATTGCATTCTATTCTTGAATTAAAAACAATGGAAAATGAAAAAGTACATATTAATAAGTAAAAGCTATGCCGGTGAGATTGTCTTTATATTCGCTGAGGGCATGCTTGCCATGTTCGATATAAGAGGTGCTGAGCTGAACGAACAGCAGCGTTCCTGGGTACTCGAACACCTTCCCAGGGACGAGAAAGCTCTCGAGTTATACAATTCTAAATTCACCATTACTGCAGTTGAGCAGGCAGTGACCTTCGAAATGTTTTGGAATAAGTACGACGACAAGGAACATAGCAGTAAAAAAAGAACATTAGCAAAGTGGAATAAAATGCCGGCATCGGAGCAGGTGAAGGCATATAATTATATAAAGAAGTATAATAGTACTATTTTGCCAGGCTGCGCTAAAAAGTACGCAGAGACGTATTTGAATGCTGAGATGTGGAACAATTAAAAAATAAATTTATGCTAACGGCACGCAGGTATGGAATCAGTTTTTACGGATTTAAACACTAAACATTAATTAAAGAAAATTAAAGAAAATGAATGCAAAAGAATATTTAGAATCAAAAGGGGTTTTTGGATTAGATACCAAAAAACGATACAACGAAGTAATCGGATGGATGGAGGGATATGCACAGGAGATAGTTAAAAACTGCTCTATACCTGCTGTTAGCGGTTCGTTTCCTTCGAGGGAATGGCTAATGGATGTTATAGACGAAGTGGTTGACACTAACCAAACGTTAGGTTCTGCAAATATCGCTGACGGCATAATTGAGCGGTGGGAAGAAAATGGCCGCTAACGTCGGAATAAATGCTTTTTAAATTGCATTTATGGAGTGTTAGCAGAATATAAATAAAAAATATGAATATTAGCATTAAAATAAAAAAGGAAGATAAAGCTGTGATGATTTCCGGTATCCGTAGAATGGTTGAAATCATGGAGGCTTTAGATTGTAAGGTAGAAAATATTTGCACGCGTGCCATGTTGCTCGAAATAAGGGCAAAACTACTGGCTGTGGCGAGAGATGACAAGGCAATCCGACTTACACTCGTACAGGCGGTATATTTCCTCAAATACCTTGAAATTTACGCAGGCTATGGATTGTATGAAATGAGTAACGCCGGACTTTTAAAAGCACAGATCGAAAAGAAAATAAAGGAAAAATACATTAACACTTAAAAAATATAATATGGCAACACGTATCAACAAGCTAAGATATTATAAAATAATAGTTGACATAGTAAAAGTGCATTATGTGCCCGGATTGACTACTTATGCCGGCGTATGGCGGGAGTTTGTATATCCTTTTTATCCGATGAGTTATGTTACTTTTATGCGGATAGTAAATTATCCACAACTTAATGCAGAAATTGAAACATTAGAAACGAACGCCACTGCTAACCCACCTCGTATGAGCCCTACTCCCAAAAATCAGTTGGATTTGTTTGAAAAATTCAAAAAAGACAGTTAACGGAATTATAAATTTAAAAAGTAAAAAAATGATTAAAATTGAAGTTAAACCGATCAGAGAAGGCAAAACATCAATAGGTGCCATAAAAACCATACGATTTTTTGGCATCATTGTTTTTACAAAAAAAGCTTACAATGTATCGCCTAAAGAAGGTGATTTTTGGCTTCCTTCTATTTAACGTTAATCTTTTCAGCTTCCTTGCGAAGCTCTTTAAGATACGTTTCGTCGGGAGCAGAACGCCAACCGTTTCCTTTCACCTTGCGTTCTAATTCATCAAGTCGCTTGTAAATAACGACAAGCATTTGTAAAAGTTCTTTGTAATCTAAATTTTCCATGCTACATGTATTTTTAAAGTTAATAATATGCAAATGTAGCTTTTTTTCACAGTCTCTAATCAGGCTGTGAAAAACTAAAAAAAATTACGTTCTTTGAAATTTGTATTAAAATAATTTATACTTTTGCCTCGACAATCTTAATAGCATGCGAGGCATTCACATAAAGTTATAGCCTACATGAGCCGTTTGGAGCGGTAATGTTAATAACCTCTGCTATTAGGGTTGTCAGCATGTAGGCTTTTTTTATTAATTTAAATTCTTTTACAATGACAACCCAAAAGAATGAAAACAAGGCAATAAGCCTTACCGTAACCGAAGGTCTGACGGTTACCATCCTGCCAAGTTCGGATCATGAGTTTTTAATGACCACAAAAGAAGTTGCAATCGGATATGATACTTCACGGTATTCAATCCAAAAGGCGTTTTTGCGTAACAACTCCGAATTTCTCGAAGGTAAACACTTCATAACCGCAAGGACATTTTGTCCACGCGATTTAAAACTACCTCACAACGCTGTACTTTGGACTAAACGTGGCATTGTCCGTCTTGGGTTCTTTATTAAGTCGGAAAGGGCTAAAATGTTTCGGGATTGGGCGGAAGATTTAATTGTTTCCCTAACGGATCCGGCACCACCGGCACCCATCAACGCCGGCCGCCGGCTTCCGGAAAAGCGGAACCACAACCGGCTAACGCAAGACAGGCTTATTTCTATCCTGGCGGATGTATGCCGCATTGACGACAAGCAGCTCCGGCTGTCTATTACTTCTAAATTAATGGAAGGAGGCAATCGTGGCAACTAACATTTACGTACAAAAAAAGAGCGATGTAACGCGAATAATTGACGAGTACAGGGCTCATGGTTACAAAGCCTATCGCACACGCTTAACATGTAGCTGCGAAGAGCCTCGTAATTGCCGTTGTGGCGCTATTTTAATCAACAGCAAAGGAGAGCATGAGTATAGTGTTATACGCTGCAAGGGCTGCGAGAAAGGAGGCTCATTATGAACATGCAAAAATTAGCAGAGTTTTTCATCAAAGAAATAGAACCGGAGCAAATAGCCACAGAGCTGGACGAGATCATTTTTGATTTCGTATACATTTACGGAAGCTCTGACGGATCGCTATCGGTTAACGATTTCGGGAAGGACATTTTTTTATTAAAACAGCTACGGGACATACTCAAAGAGATAGCTTAAAAAAAAGGCAGCTAAACCGGCTGCCTTTTTTTATTGCGATTAATTTTACTACATTTGCACATTATTCACCTTAAAAAATATAACATGAAAAGTGTAGAAAAACAAATCGAAAGATTAACTGAAGTTTATTCAGTTCCATGTCCAAAATGCGAGGCGCAATGGACATTCAACATACTATCACCAACTAAATGGGTTGAAGTTAGACGGTGTGATTGTGAAGAATACCGTAAGCTTATTGATTTTCGCCTACAGGAATATCAACTCCAACGCGACCATGCAGATTGATTCTACAGAACAGCGTATCGTCGCCATAATCCACCAACAACTCATTTAATTCATAAAACAATTGTTTTTTTGTCATTGTTTTGTCTTCAAGGCATATTTCCGTAAATTCGGTCATGCCTGTAATTTTCTCGCTCATAATGTAATGTGTTAATGATTAATATTTAATACTTCTACGCTAACAACAGGATTCGTTTGCACTTCAACTGTGTTTTGTTGTTTATACACCCGCCAGGACGTATTGTATGTTATTTTATATATTTCATAGCTTTTCGACACTTCTACTTTTTGTAGATTTGTACGAATGAGTGGAATAAAATTAGCCGTTGCCCATCCGTGCAAATCTTGATGTATTTTATCCATTATATCCATTATAGCGTATGCGTTATTTCGCTGTAAGCTTTTTTGCGATGATGGAGACAGTTGCAAATTAGCCACTGTAATTTCTATATCTCCGACGGCTGTTTGTGCCAACTGCCCAAGTTGTGTGTAATTAACATTCGCAATGTCTAACAATGCACAGGGGAACTTAACTGGGGGTTGTTCGTAGAGAAGTTGTCCCCAGTTTTTGTCTATGTATTTTAATTCAGTAATATTCGATAGTTTGTTTTGAATATCTAAAAAAATGTTTTTCATGTTATTACGTATTAAAAATTTTATTTAATGTAGTTTCTATTTTATCTTTAATAGCCTTGTCAAGTACTTTATGTTCTCCTATAAATTGCCTCTTAGGTATTTTAGTCTTATGTCCACGGCCGGCATTATCGGTTCCCTCGTTGTGAGCTTTCGAGTATGGGAGATCGCTGTAAACAGTCGCTCCTCCTACTCTTACCTTAACTTTAATGGATCGTCCAAGATTAGCCGTTCTACCGGTTAAAATTTTGCGACTGCCATCTGCTCCTTTTGCACGTGTACGATATTTTACTTTACCGGATTTCGTTTTAACTTCCACTACACGACGTCTATTTACATCTTTCCACCTTTTGCCGAAAAAGCCCTCTTCTTGAAAGTTTTTTCTAAACAAGCGAGCTGCCTCATTGCCGGCAAGTTTTGGAATGTCGGAGCTGATAGCCTTCGATATTTTCATTTGCATTTGCGCCAAGTGCTTGTTGAATTGTTCCGGTGTCATATTTTTTTTTCGTTTTTTTTAAAATTTTGTGTTTTGTATTAAAATAAAGTATATTTTTGCGGTCCAAAGGAACGTGCCGAAAGGTTCGTACCAGCCTTAACCCGACGAGTAATTGTCGGGTTATTGATTTTTATGATAGAATATTTTATTTTTCTCTTTTGATGTAAAATACACATGGCTTATTTTCAATTCATCCAATCTTTTCAATTCCTCTATTATCTTAACGTTCATCGTTTCAAATTCAAATACAACGATACGTGCCTTTTGTGAATTGATTGCTTTTTTCGCATAATTCACAATGTTTCCTGCCGCTTTTGTTTTCTTTAGTTCTGCCGGCACACCATCCAAAAAAATATCAAAGCTTCCCTGTACGGTTTCTCTGTATTCTATTTTATGTCCGTTTACGGCAAGAGTTCGGCACATGCTGTGTTCTTTGTTGAATTTAGCCCTTTCCTGCTTGTTTATTTCACTTTCTTTAACACGGTTGCGATTAGTTACAAGCATTCCCTCGTTGTCCGTATAATAATCGAATCTCCATTTGCTGTTATCGTTGCTTATAAGCGATTGCAGGTTTTTGTATGATTTAGCGGTTTGGCTGTCTAACTTAATGTTTATGTTTTTAATATATGCCGAGTTATCAGTGAAAATTTCACCGGTCATGGCAGGGTTTCCCTCGAGTCCGTTATGTCGGATGTGAGCGCTTGGATTCCCGTCTGTCGTTGCCTCGTCTGTCTCTTCCCAATCGCACTTGCAGTTCCACAGGTTCCCGGGCTGATTATAACTCCAAAAAGGATCGTTTTTAGGCCATATACGATTATAGAACACAACATGTTCTTCTCTTACATTAACACTCCGGCTTGGAAGCCATCGCATATTTGGGAATAATCTTATGTTGTCCGGATTAACAAATTCTGAAAATTGTTTTGCGGTCCGGCTCCGAGCAACTGCAGTATTATACTCTGCAGCCTGGTATCTGTTAAAAGCATTGATTACTTTCTTAGCATCATTGGTCGATTTTTCGAGTTGTATTTTTATCTGTTGAGTAGCATGGAATGCTTTATAAGCAGCAAACCGGCTTACGTTTGCGCGGAATTGATCAGAGAGACCATCATCGGTATCTTCAGAATACACGGTGTTAACGGCTTTACGCAAATTGCCTGCGTATTGTTCGTATAAAGATTTGTTTAACTTCTGTTTTGGATTTTTGGCAATATCATCTATTATTCGCTCGGATGCATTTTTGGCGGCTAAGGAATACTCAAGTATCCCCGATGTTTTAAATGTATTTAAACATTCTTTCAACATCGTGTAATCACCA